CTTCAACAGAGGTTATCTGATTGTAGATAGAGTTGCACTTGCAGTTCTAAGAGACCCATTCACACAAGCTACTACTGGTAATGTAAGATACATTGCTAGAAGAAGAGTCGGTGGACAGGTCGTTCAAGCAGAAGCAATAGTTAAACAAAAAGTATCAGCGTAAGCGAGGGGTAAATTATGAAAGATTTAGCAAATAATATAAGTATTGCACAATCAATCGCACCTGTTGTTGGTACAAGTGATACTAATGGCACTGGTGTAGATTTGCAGTTTTTTGAATCTGCAACAGCAGTTGTTGATACTGGTGTAGAAGGAGATACTCTTTCATCATCAGTAAAAATTGACTTTAAACTAGAAGATTCAGATGATGATTCAACTTATACAGCAGTTACAAGTGCATTGCATGTGACTGATGGTTCTGTTGATTCTAATGGAATTTTCTTAACTTTAGATGCAAATGCAGAAACTCCACAAGTAACCTCAATTGGTTATGTTGGTGGAAAAAGATATCTTAGAGTTGTAGCCGATTTTACAGGTTCACACTCTAATGGTACTCCGTTAGCTGCAAGTATTATCAAAGGAAGTCCAAGACACAACACTGATGCAGATAGTTTATCAACTGCATAATTGATGAATACTAGGGGAGGATAAAACCTCCCCATTTTATGAGGATAAGAGATGTCAAAAAAATATAAAATCATAGTTCCAAAACCATGTGCAATTGATGAAGATGGATTGCACATAGAGTTAATGAAAGCTGATGAAATAGTAGATGCAGATAACGATGTTATGAAAGCAAACATGGAAACTTTTGTGCAAAATGGTTGGGCAATGGAAGTTAAAGTAGATGCACCAGAGGAAACTGCAGACTTAGAAGCAGAAGCAAAGCCAAAAAGAGCAAGAAACAAAAAAGGTCAACTTAAAGCTGATGACCCATCAACCCCAGATGTTAATGAAGCATGGGAAGGTGGCAAAGCACCAAAGAAGACAACAAAGAAAAAAACAACAGCTAAAAAGACTACTAAAAAGAAAAGTAGCTAATGGCTAGACCGAACACAATTAGCACTATTGAAGCATTTGAAAAAGAGTGTGCAATACGCTTTGAAAATATAGACAAACGATTTGATAGTGGTTCTAAAAGATTTGATAAATTAGAGTATTTAATTTACGGACAATATGGTTTAATAGTTACTGCTATGATCGGATTGTTCATAGATAAACTTTTTAATTAACAGGAGAAAGATATGTCAGACGACAATACACAAAATTCACAAGTAAACTTTGAGTCTTTATATTTACAAGCACAGCAAGAGATTGCTAACTTACAACACCAAATAAGATTATTAGCATTACAAATTAATGAAATGCAATCTGATAATAGTGTAGCTGTAGATACAAAGGCAGATAAGAAAAAATCTAATTAGAGGGTAATATGGCAGGTCTTGTTGTCCATACTGAACCTGCTTCAGAACCTTTATCGCAATCAGAAACTAAGTCTTATTTAAGAGTCACTGATAGTGGTGATGATGCATTAATTACATCATTAATTGTTACTGCAAGAAAAATTGCAGAAGAACACATGAGCAGAGCCATTATTACGCAAACTATGAGACTGTTTATAGACACTTTAGATGAACATGAAGACCCACTCTGGGAAGGAACTAGAACAGGAGCTTATCTTACTTATTACAAAGATTATATTGATTTACCATTCCCAGAAGTATCTTCAATCACTCATGTTAAGACTTACGATGATAGTGATACAGCTACCACTTTTGCTAGTTCCAAATATTATCTTGATAATGCAAGGCAACCTGCCAGATTAGTTCTAAGGACTGGTGAAACATTTCCTACTGCTTTAAGAGTGGCAAATGCAATAGAGGTTCAATATGTAACAGGATATGCAGATGCAAGTTCTGTACCTGCACCTATAAAGATTGCCTTACTTCAGATAGTTGCTTTTCTTTATGAGCATAGAGGTGATATGTATGAAGGACAAAGTTCATTACCTACAACAGCAAGAAAGCTGTTAGACCCATACGTTGTTTATTCTGGATTAGGCAGTTCTAAGTTGCTTCAAATAGGATAATGGGGATTGGCAAGTTTAGACACTTCATAACTCTGCAAGGACAAGGAACATCCAGAGATGCAGGTGGTGGTATAAGTTCTGGATTTAGCACCATCGCTTCCGTATACGCCAATGTAGTGCCTAAAAGTGGTAAAGAGGTATACAAGCAAGGGAAGTTGATTGGGAGTGTCACACACGAGATTACAATTCGTTATAGGACAGATATTACTAACGCATCACGGATTAGTTTTAACAACAAACTTTTTAACATAAGATCAATCATAGACATTGACCAAAGAAACCGATATTTAAAATTAATGTGTGAAGAAGGGGTTGCAACATGAGTTTTTTTAAATTTGATATGAAAGACTTTGCAAAAAAACTTGATAAGCGATTAAAAGAAAATAAAGTAAAAACTTATGTATCTAGGGCAACATTAATGGTTGAAGGCACAGCTAAAGAAAGCATTCAGAAGGGAGGAACTGGTATTCTTTATGAAAAATATAAACCAAGAAGATCACACAGAGCTTCAGCACCTAAAGAGCCACCTGCAACTGATACTGGATTTCTAGTTTCGCAAATTTCAATGAATGTCAAAAAAGAAGCTAATGGTGTAATTGTAGGACAAGTAATAAGTGCTGCACCATATTCTGCACACTTAGAGTTTGGGACAACGAACATGACAGAAAGACCTTTTATGCAACCTGCACTAGAAAAGAACAGAAGAAAAATTCAAGCACTTTTTAATCAAGGAATATTAAAATGAGTATTGGACAATTTGCATTACAAACAACTATATATAGCACTTTATCTAACGACAACACTCTTACAAATACTCTGGGTGCAGGTGTTTTTGATGAAGTTGTAGAAAACGCTTCTTATCCGTTTGTAGCTTTAGGTGAAGAAACTGCAATTGATTACAGCACAAAAGACCTTGATGGTGGCGAATTTACAATTAATATACATGTTTGGTCGCAGTACAAGGGAGCAAAGCAAACAAAGGAAATTATGGACAGAATACACGATTTATTGCATGATAGTAGTTTGAGTGTCAGTGGATTTAATCTTGCTAATTTGAGATTTGAATTTTCTGATATACTTAGAGACCCAGATGGGATAACGAGACATGGAGTCATGCGATTCCGAGCAATAATATTAGGGAGCTAATTTTTAGGAGAAACGTATGGCAGCACCAATAAAAGGAAAAGATGTCTTGATTAAACTAGATAACTCTGGTTCTTATGAAACTATCGGAGGTCTAAGATCAAGTTCAATTACATTAAATGACGAAGCAGTTGATGTTACACATAAAGATTCAGATGGATATAGAACACTTCTAGCAGGTGGTGGAGTTAATTCAATAACTATTTCTGGTAGTGGAGTTTTTACTGATTCCAGTACAGAAAATCTACTTAAAGATGCGTATTTAGCACAGCAAAATAGGGCAGTTGATGGCTCATCATCACAAACACCTGCTTTTGAAAATTTTGAGTTTTTTATACCAACATTCTTTAAGTTTAGGGGTGCTTTTCAAATAACATCACTTGAATATGCAGGTGAGTTTAATGGTGAAGGCACATATTCTATGACATTTGAATCAAGTGGTGTAATTCTAGTTACAGCATCATAATGGCTTGGCATAGAGTACAAATAGACTTAGGTGGTGAATCTGTAGACGCAATGATGTTTGCAGATGAATCACAGCTAAGAGTAGCAAACGTAATAGAAGTAGGAGATAGCATAAAAGTAAATAAAAAGACTTATAAGGTCATTTCCTCAGTTATAGACGTAAGAGATAATTTTTTAACACTGAATCTTGCAAAGGCAAGTAAACCAAAGGAGAAAAAGTCAGATGACAGTGAACAAGTTAAAGGGTGAATTTAAGCTATCAATAGCTAATAAAGAATACAAAGCCAGACTCAATATTGATGCAATTATGCGTATTGAGGAAGCAACAGGCAAAAGTGTCATACTTTTAGCACAGGAAATGGGTATGAATCAAGGTATTACTGTTTCACAAATTCTTATAGTTTTATATAACGGATTACGTGGTGGAGGTAATGATGTGTCAGAATCAGATGTCAAAAAGTTAATAGGTGAGTCCTATTTAGAATCAATAACTGCAGTCGCACAGTTATTAACAAAAACCTTAACTGGTCATTCAGAGGAAGAAACAGACGAGGGAAAGTTAGCAAAGGTGGAGTAAAGGTGGAAACTCTGCCAATCCCAAGATTTTTTCAAGTGTGTGTTGGCATGATCGGTATGTCTCCTAAAGACTTCTGGGATTTATCTTTGATAGAGGTAGTTAATTCTATTGAAGGATTCAAAGAGTTTAATAGCACAGAAACAGAAGCAGAACCACTTGACCAAAACAGATTACAAGAACTTATGGAGTTATACCCAGACTAATGGCTAAGACAGTTGATGAACTGCTGATTAAAATAAAAGCAGATACCAAAGAACTTGAAAAGAAGCTTAAGAATATAAAAGGTGAGCTTGATACTACTGGAAAGACTGGGATTGCTGCATTCGGTGGTGCTGGTCTTGCAGGTGCTTTAGGCAAGATACCCAAAGTTGCAATTGGTGTTGCTGCTGCTATCGGTGGTATTGGAATTGCAGTTGGCTCTGTGGCAAGAGTAGGTTCAGGTTTTGAAGATTTAAAAGATTCTTTAGATACTGTATTTGGCAGTATGGCAGCAGGTGATCAGGCGATGGATAAAGTCTTTGAATTTGCACAAACAACACCATTCCAAATAGAAGATGCTACAAAGGCATTTATACAGCTCAAGTCAGCAGGTGTAGAGCCAAGTATGGACATGTTACAAACCTTTGCTGATGTTGCATCAACATCAATTGACCAACTTGGTGCTTTTGAAGCGATGGTAAGGATTGTTCAAAGATCAGCTGCAGGTGGTATGGGTCTTGAAGAAATAAACCAATTAGATGATAGAGGAATACCTGCTACAAAAATACTTACTCAGGCACTAGGTAAATCAAGAGATGAGTTATCTGAGTTTGGTAAAACTGCAGAGGGTGCGGCAGAAATGGTCAGAGTTCTAATTGATGGATTGCAGGAGCAGTTTGGTGGTGCAATGGAATCAAAGATGGATAACCTGTCTACAAAAACATCAAATATGACTATTGCATTCAAACAACTTGCAGATGAAGTTTTTAAATCTGGTCTTGATAATTTTTTAAAAGGTCTTGTAGATCGTCTTACTGATATGGCAAATGCATCAGCTAAACTTGTAAGAGTTATAAGTGGTAATAAAAATGTTAGGGACGTTATTGGAACAGATGCTGAAGGCAAAGATTTTGCACCTTCAGAAGCAATGCGTAGATTAAGAGCAGAAGCTGATGCAGTACAAGCACTTATTGATAGAGGCAGAAGACGTGGTTTAAAAGATGATGGTGCTATACAAGATACACGTTTTAGAAAACTTGAAGAATTAAATAATTTAATAAGAGAAGTTGCTATGGGATTAATTGATACTGGTCCGATAGTGCAACAGGCATTTCAAGTTCCCCAAGAATTTATTGATTTTATGCCACAAATACAAAAACGTCTGGATGGTTTAAAAACTGAAGCTGACCTCCTTAATGCAGAAATGGCTATGTTTAATAAGATATTGGCTAATCCAGAGGTTATGGTAGCTTTAGGTTTGACTGAGGAGAAAATTAAATCAATAACAGATGCTATAAGCAAACAATTAAAAGAAATAGAAGCAGGAGGAGATGGAGCAGGAGGTTCAATAGGTGCTTTAAACCAAGTTGTACAAGAATCAGTGAATGCTTTTTCTACAGATTTTGTAGATGCATTGATGTCAGGACAAGATGCCTTAGAGAGTTTTCAAGATTTTTCAAAGAATTTAGTATCTCAAATAATTTCTACTTTTATGCAATTAGGTGTAATTAATAAAATTTTAAATGCTATTTTTAAAACTGATCTGCCAACAGGAAGTTTCGGTGCAAATGGTTTTGCTTTGGATAAAGCAGGTGGAGGTACAGTTCAGAGAAATACTGCATTCATGGTTGGAGAAAGAGGAGCAGAAATCTTTGTGCCAAATACAGGTGGCACGATTATGAATAACATGAATAGTAGGAATGCTATGGGTGGACAAGCTGTTAATATTTATCAAAACGTCAACTTCTCCACAGGTATTGTGCCAACAGTAAGAGCAGAAGTTATGTCAATGCTTCCTCAAATAGCAGAAGTAACCAAAGGTGCTGTCCAAGAATCTGCTATGAGGGGTGGCTCATTTAGAAGGAGTTTAATCGGTGGCTAAACTAATAACAATGCCAACTACACCTAATTTTGTCAGAAGTAATTTTAGGTTAGTCAGGGCAATAGGTGCTGTAGCATCACCCTATACAGGAAAAATAAGAACCCAAGAATTTGATGGTGTCTTCTGGGAAGCTAGTGTAACTCTTCCACCGATGCGAAGAGATGTAGCTTTGAATTGGCAATCTTTTCTCTTAGAACTAAATGGAAGTGTAAATAATTTTAGATTTGCAGACCCTGATGCCTTAACACCAAGAGGAACATATAATACTGCTTCCCTAATTTCAAAAACAAGAGTAAACGAAACAAACATAGAGTTAGACTTTTCATCTGAAACAAGCACTATAACAGCACCAAGCAACACAACACCTTTTGCTAACTCAGTTCAAGGAGATTTTATTTTTGTTACTGGTTCTTCAAATTCTGCAAATAATGGAACACATAAAATCACTTCAATTACAAATGCATATACAGTAGTTGTTGACCCTGTAGACAGCAATACTTTAACTACTGAACCAGACGTAGCAGGTTGCACAATTAAAGATAATGTCAAAGGCAGTAAAGGTCTTATATTTAATGCTTCTACAAATAGTTCATCTGGCACAATTCTTAAAGGAGATTATTTAGGAATAAGTGCTTCAACAACAGATGCAGCTAGTTCTTATGAGCCAATTCAATATGTAATGGTTACAGAAAATGCGACTGAAACAGATAATGGAGGAAGTGCAAAAAATACTTATAGCGTAAGAACAGAGCCAAAACTAAGATCAGAAATAACAAATAATCATAGAGTTTATTTTAATCCTGCAAAGGGTTTATTTAGATTAGCCGAAAAAGATGTCAGTTGGGATGCAGACCAAATCTCAAACTTTGGTATTACTTTTAATTGTGTTGAGGTTGTTTAGATGGCAAACAGAAAAGGGTTCTCAGGTAAGTTTACAGACTTTATTAATGATGATCACCAATTAGTATTCTTTGCAGTCAAAGCTAACTTTGATAGTGGTGCTGTTAGAGTTTGGTCAGGTGATGGTGATTTATCGGTTGGTGGAGAAACCTATCTAGGAGTTGGGACACTTC